AGACCAAATGGCGGGAGAAGCAAAGATATTTTGCTATGTTTGCGAGGAATGTCGATACTATGATGGGGACTTAAAAAATAAAGATATGAGATGCAAGCAGTGCGAAAATTATATCGTAACAAATGATCATGCTGAACGTTTGAGAAAAAAGATAAAGGTGGTAAAGAAATGAGGAAGATTAAGGAGAAACGCATGCAGAGTTATGTCCTTAGAGCTAGAAAAATGGTCCAAGAAGGAAAAAACAAAGAAGGGGCAGAAATGCTTAGTGAAGGCTTGAACTATTACAGTAAAAATATCATTAAAGCTCTTACGCCATATGCAACAGCAGACGCCGGAATTATTTCTATGGTCCTGCGCAACTTGGCAGATGGTATCGAAAAGGATAATCCAGGAGCAAAAGAACTTCGCATGTGGGCAGAAAACAACACTGTAAAACCTGAGCTGAAGGAAACGATTAAGATCAAGAAACCAAATCTGAAGTAGCAAAGCAGAACTTGCAGAAGAATGTGAGGTATAAAATGACAAGATCTGAAACAACAAAGTTTCTTGGACAGCTGCTTATAAGCACACGTTTTGTTGGAGCTGGGAAGCACTGGGCCAGTGAGGTAAGTATTGATCCAATGGGACGAGAAGCAAAAAGAGTTGATTATATGCAATTTTCCCCGGCAGATCAGTGCTCTATATCTGGGATAGAAAAAGGCACATTTACCTGTTACGAGGTAAAGAGCTGCAAAGAAGATGTTTACAGTGGGAATGGTCTGAATTTCCTAGGAGAAAAAAACTATATCGTAACCACAATGGAGTGCTATAAGGACATTTTGCCGGATATAAGCAGTGGGAAATTTGCCGAACATATGCGCGAACGATTTCCAGAATCTTCCAGATATTTTGGTGTAATGGTTGCAATTCCGGACTGGGCGGAAACAACAGACGAATTTGAAAAACCCACGCCTCTAGATGCAGAGGTAAGGCGGTGGAAGCTGGCAGTTATATTACCATGTCGATATGGCCCGAGAAAACGTTCCATGACAGAATTACTATTTTGTATGTTACGGAGCGGGCGTTGATAGTGGAGATAACATTGAATTTAAGTTCAGCGAGGGGGAAGAGGATGACAGGTAAAGAATATCAGAATTTGGCCATGAGGACAAATGACCACAAAAATTCTGACAGGATAATTAAAAAGATTAATAATAACCAGCTTGTAAATAGTGACGAGCTGATTATACCGGATATTGGGGGCGTGCTGAATGGATGTCTGGGGCTCGCTGGAGAATCCGGAGAAGTGTTAGATTTAATAAAAAAATGGGTATTTCATGAAAATGAGTTACATGTTGAACACTTGAAAAAAGAGCTTGGAGATGTGATGTGGTATGTTGCTATGATATGCGAATCTATGGAGTTGGATATAGATGAGATATTCCAGATGAATATAAATAAGTTGAAGGTAAGGTATCCAGAAGGTTTTGATCCAGATAAAGCGAATCATAGAAGAGCAGATGACATTTAAAGAAATAACTAAAGCAAGGAGAAGGACTGTTGGAATTATGTTAAAAAAATATGCGCTGAAAATGGGAGTAAAACCTTGCCCTTTCTGCGGAGGATATCCGACAATAGAAGGATTTTCAGATAATCCAGGAATGTATGCAATCAGCTGCGGGGGAATCGAGAGCAATAAACAAAGAATTGGAGACCTTACAACAGAATGTGATCTCACATCATTTGCTGGAAAAAACATAGCGAGCGTAATAGAGGCTTGGAACAAATATTGTGAAGAAACAGAGAGGTGAACGACTTTGAGAAGCTTGGAAAAAATATTGGAGAATCAGTGTATTTGGAACCATCAGGTGAGATTTCCGTCACATACGGCAATGATCAAATTGCCAGATTGCGGAACCAGTAGTGTCATTTGGGATTGCATGAATGGCTACGAACATGTATCGGTTTCGCCGAAAAAGAGACGTAATATCCCAACCTGGAATGATATGTGCGTATTAAAAGACATTTTCTTTGGTGAGGAAGAGGAAGTGTATCAGATTCACCCAAAGAAGAGCCGACATGTAAATTGTGTTGAAAACTGCCTGCATTTATGGAAACCAATAGGGCATGAAATTGATGAATTGGTAAAGAGAGAAGGTGAATAAATGAGAAATGTATTATTTTATATTGCAGGAGCTGCTACAGTAGGAGCGTTTTTTACATTATGGTGCGCGGTAGCAGTACAAAGAGTGAGAAAAGAAAGTGAAGCATCCAAGTACGGAGAGCTTTGTGCGAGGATTCAGAAACAGATCGATGAAACAAGAATGAGAATTTCTTCTGTGAAAATGCAGCTTCATATAGCAGATCATGCTCTGGATCAGGCATTGCTTCAGTGGAAGTATGAGTATTTGATGAAACAGGAACAATGGCTTGTCGAACTGATGTGCGGAAAAATAGAAGAAGAAAAGCAGGAGGAAAAGCAATGAAATGTAGTATTAGCACATATTATAAAATTTTAGACGCAGAGCTGTATGACTTTGATGATGGCTATATGCAGCTGAATGTCGATATTGATACAAAAAACATCGATCTTGAAGAATATGTAAGCATGCAGAAAAAGAGCATTGCGGATATGTGCAATGTGCCGGAAGAAAAGGTAATTCCAATATCTCGATTAGAGTATGAAACATATACAGACGAGTAAAGAAAGGAAGCCCATATGTACAGTAAATGCCAGAAGTGTGGAAAGAAACTGACGGATCCGGAAAGCATCAAAAGGGGATATGGTCCGGAATGCTGGAATAGCCTAACTGCACATTATTACCGGAGCCCTGTTGACTGGGAAAACTACAGAGTACCTGGGCAGATGAACATCGAGGATTTTTTGGATATGGGAGGTGGGGACAATGGCGACAAGAAAGATATGCCCTGAATGCGGGCAGCAGTACGGCACCAGACCAGCAGTGTCGAGAAAGGATAGGAAAACAGAAATATGTCCTGACTGTGGAACAAAGCAGGCACTTGACACTGTGAGGGATTTGTTGGGACCGGAAATGACCGATCAGCAATGGGAAGGATATAAAAGTGGATTTTTAAAAAGGTCGAGGGAGGGACAGCATGGACAGAACACTTTATAATGCCAGCGGGTGTAAGGATAAGACCGCTCATGATGCGATTTGTTCTGCATCAAAACCGCAGACACAGGTTTTCAGATCTGACTGGACGCGGAGAGACAACGAGGCAGATATGTTCGTAAAGATGGTGAAACGTCTGGCAAAAGGATTTAATTTTAAACTTTGCGACAGAATTCGATTTGAGGATCCGGAAACAGGAAAGAAATATTTGTGAGGTATGGCATGGACACAGAGAAAAAAGTACAATTCGTAGCACTGACAAAAGAGGAAATTGATGCAATGATTCAGCAGGCTGCCCTTGCCGGCGCACAGGTTGCGTCTGATGCAATGATGGTAGGGCAGAGAAAAAGCGAGAAGGAGAAGATTGATCGTCGTTTGCATAATACTGATTTACTCCTTAGAAATTACAGAACTTTAAAGGCGAGCTACGAAAATGCCGTCTACAAGTCCAAGGAAGGGGAGGTTACAGAGGTGCTGGAAGACATCATGACCATGAAAGATGATAAGGTCATAGTGGAGAGCATCAAAACTTCGGCCAAAAGAACCGCTATCATGGTGCAGCATATTGACAAAATGCTTGATGTATACCGTATCTATTGTAGCAAATTATCGGAAAAAGATAAGAGACGCTATAAGATTATTAAAGCCCTTTACATATCAAAGACGCCAATGACAATTGCAGAAATTTCAAAAAAATTTTCGGTCAGCAAGGTCACTGTATATGAAGATATCAAAATTGCGAAAGAGCGCTTATCTTCGCTGTTTTTCGGAATTGACGGTCTGAAGTTTTTTTAATAAAATCAGAATAACGGAATCTGTTAACTTAACATTGACTTAATAACGAAAATGGTGTATGATATGCGGGTAAAATTTTAATCAAAAGCCATGAGCCACTGGGAAAAACCAGTGGCTTTTTTAATGCAATCTTGGGAGGGAGGAAAGGATAGAAAGATGGGAATGCTCCTTTAAAATATTTTAGAGGAGATTACGCATGAATGGAGTAACAATATTATTTGTATATGCAGTTATTATGATCCTGGCAACAGTGATTCTGACAAAGAAAGAAAAAAATGTGGAACGCTTCTGTGTTGGAAGCCGTTCTGAAAACTGGCTGATGTCGGCTCTCAGCATTGCGGCAACGTGGATCTGGGCTCCGGCATTATTTGTATCAACTGAGAAAGCATATTCTACCGGCTGGGTTGGCCTGTTCTGGTTTCTGGTTCCGAATGCCCTTTGTCTGGTGATATTCATTCCCTTTGCAAAGAAAATCCGGAAGGAAATGCCAGAGGGAATGACACTGTCTGGTTACATGAAAGAAAAATACAAATCCGATAGAGTAAAAAGAGTTTATCTCTTTCAGCTGATCGGACTGTCTGTTCTATCAACAGGAGTTCAGCTTCTTGCGGGAAGCCAGATTCTTAGTGCAGTAACAGGAATTTCGTTCAAAGCCATGACTATTCTGCTTGCTTGCATAGCAATTTCATACTCCCTGTTTTCTGGAATCAAAGCATCTATGCTTACAGATGCTATTCAAATGGTATTCATGCTTGTTGCATGTAGCCTATTTGTAATATTCGGAGTAAGAAATACAGGAACACAGGGCATTATACAGGGCCTGAGTGGTATATCAGGAGACTGTACAACGCTCTTTTCTGGAAAAGGCGTAGAGATTTTCTTAGCCTTTGGGCTTCCGACAACGATAGGACTTTTATCCGGGCCGTTTGGAGATCAGAGCTTCTGGCAGAGGGCATTTGCAGTAAAAAAAGAAAAGCTGGGAAGAGCGTTTCTTCTTGGAGCAGTTCTTTTTGCGGTGGTTCCACTGTCAATGGGAATTCTTGGATTTATGGGAGCTGGTGCAGGATATCAGGCACAGAACCTTGGAATCATCAATTTTGAATTGATCCGCCACTTTTTCCCGTCCTGGGCAGTATTGCCGTTCCTTTTCATGATTGTTTCCGGTTTGCTGTCTACAGTGGATAGCAACCTGTGCGCAGTATCTTCGCTTACGACAGATATTGCAGGAGGAAAAGACATCAGGAAGACCAGAGCTGCAATGGCAGTGCTTCTGATCGCTGGCATTCTGATTGCAAATATCCCGGGAATTACAGTGACACATCTGTTTTTGTTTTATGGCACACTGAGGGCGTCAACATTACTTCCAACAGTCATGACACTGAAAGGGGTAAGGCTGAATGCAAAAGGGATTATCGCAGGTGTGGTTACTGCACTGGCTGTAGGGCTTCCTGTATTCGCCTACGGCAGCGTTTTGAATAGTGGACCATATAAAACACTGGGAAGTTTGCTGACAGTCCTGTTGAGCGGAATTATCGCATTGGCTGCTTCCGGAAAGGAGAGACGCTATGCTCGGTAGAAAACAATCCGTTCGAAATAATGAAGATTGGAAGAATGCGCTTGATCATATTGAAGAGGCGGTGCCAAAGAAAGAACTGGATTCCCTTGTGAAAAAGACAGTGAAAGACATCAAAGAGAAATGCAAAGGGAAAAAGGCAGCCTATGCATGGAGTGCGGGAAAAGACTCCCTGGTACTTGGAGAGATATGCGAGAAAGCCGGCATTGATCAGAGCGTCCTTGTAAGGTGCAATCTGGAATATCCGGCATTTATTGCATGGATAGAGCAGAATAAACCTTCTGGTCTTGAGGTTATCAATACCGGACAGGATATGGAATGGCTGAAAAAGCATCCGGATATGCTGTTCCCGGATAAAAGCAATAAGGCGGCACAATGGTTCCATATTGTACAGCACAGGGGACAGGCACGATATTATAAAGAGCATCAGTTGGAAATACTCCTGCTCGGACGCAGAAAGGCAGACGGCAATTATGTTGGAAAAGATAATATCTACACTAATTCAGCCGGAATCACCAGATACAGCCCTCTTGCAGAGTGGAGGCACGAAGATATCCTTGCATACATTCACTATTATGATGTGAAGCTCCCGCCTATATATGACTGGGAGAAGGGATATTTATGCGGTACACATCCATGGCCTGCCAGACAGTACATGGAGACAGAACAGCAGGGTTGGAAAGAAGTTTACGACATTGATAAGACCATAGTTGAAAATGCGGCACAGCATTTCGATGGAGCCAGAGAATTTTTA